TTATAATCTTCAGATCCTACTTCATATTCATCACGTTTATCTTTGTATTCGACGCGTTCATCAAACCATTTTTCCAAAATAGTTGGTAAGAATCCACGAACATCGGTTCTATATACTGCTCCGTTACTTGCAACTGTATAAGCATTGTCTTGCAACCAAGTTTTAACATCTTGTGCAAATGTTCCATCAATGAATTGAACTTGCTGTGGTTCCGTTTTCAACAATAAGTCTTGATTCCAATTGTTTATTACCGTAACTTTGGTTTCCGGCGAAATGTTCAATGTCATGATGATGCTTGGATACAGTGACGTTAAATCCAAGTCATATATCCATTTGTATAATCCTGGAACTGGCGCCATTACATATGCACCGGCCAAATCGTCAATTGATTCTTCTTCTACAAATCTAAATTGTTTGTTAGGTGCTACTAATCCGTTGCGTTTCAAATCCACAACTGCCGCTCCATCCAAGTATTTAGATGCGTAATAAACATCTTCATATGGAACATGTCCTTTATGACATATTGTACGTGCAAGATTCAACAATTGAAGTTTTTCATCTAAATCATAAACCAAATCAACGTCAGTCATGTTGTATTCAACAAACTTATCAATATCCGTTGCAAATAGATGATTCAAATCTCCTTCATATTCAACTTTACCGCGATTCAATTCTTTTTTGGCAACTGTGTCTAATCGGTAATTTGCAAGTTCTGTATATGTAAATTTCTTATACAATGTCAAATAGTCTAAACTAGATACTCCAAATATTTTGTAGCGTCCTCTATGTTTATTCCATTCAACAATTCCTGCGGGAGATAATTTCTTTATGGCTTGTGCGCCTAATACATTTTTAATGCGATTAATCAAGTATGGAATATCGTAATTGTCTGTATTCCATCCGGAAATAACGGTAGGTTGTACTTCTGCGAATATATTAATGAATCGCATCAACATGTTAGCTTCTGTATCAAATACTTCTACATTTTCTACAGATACTTTTTGCGTTAATCGTTTTTCTGCATCTAATAGCAATACACCTTTTCTTTTACCCGCTTTGTCGTGGTATGCTATTGATGTAATTCGTATACGTGCTTCTTCTGGTGTTGAATAGCCGTTTTCATCTCGTTCCGATTCAATATCAAAAAAGAAATCTCTATGTCCACGAGATGGGGCATCTGATTCGTAATACAAATCAATAAGTGTTCTAACTTCTTCATTTAAGTCAGATTCGTATGCTTTTGGGTTGTCTTTGTGATTACCAGCAACTTTGTTTAATATTGCCCCATCCAATGAACGGCAATCTCCGTTTGTATCAGGCAAATATGCGTATGGTTTGAACAGGAACTTTTGATGTCCTACTTCATCATCCCACACGTGCATCGTGCTAGTTTTTTTATCGTATGCAATATTTTGATACATTTATTCTTTCTTATTTTAAAAATTCAGGTTTTTTATAGTATTCCCACACTTCATCCAATTGTGAAGGATCTTTACACCACATAATCCAATCGTCCTTTTCAATTTCTTCTTCTACTACGTCAATATAAAAAGTTTTTGGTGTAAAAGGAAATTCTTTTATCTCACAAGATGAACGTATCATGTTAGTATCGTTAATTGCATCTTCTCGTGTTAAATAAAGTGGTCCTGTCCATGTTCCTCCATTTGGGGTTCTTTTAACTATACCTGAGTTGTATGTTACTCTACCATCCGCGTCTTTAAATAACCCAGATTCGCGTTTGTTTTGATATTTAAGGTCATCGCCATAATCTAACAAACCCCATTCTTCATCTTGTCCCGTAATAGGCCCAAGTGGTTTATAATTTGCTAATTTTTGAAATAAATCAGCCACAATTGGTGCTGACATTCCGGAGTGTCCTTGTTTAGCGAATACCTCCATTAATTCTAAAACAGCTTTACCTGTCATTCCTCCATAAAAATCATCTTCTTCGCTTAAAAGGCCTGCGATTTCTAATTCTACTTTTGCGTGGTCTACTAATCCCATATTTTATTCTTTATTTTTGTTTTTTACAATTATCAAAATGCCATCGATACATATTTGAAGGTTGTCCTGATATGCTACAATGCGGACATGTTATTTTTGTTTTTGGTATACCTTTTAACTTAGAACTAATTTTTTTCTTAACATCATCTCGACGAGATGGATTATTATCTCCAATTAAATCTAATCTTGGCTTTCCTAATTTCATTAAACGTATTTTTTCTCTAACCTCAATTCGTTTAGCTGGATTATTATCTCCACGTTGTCGTTCTTTTTCTTCTTCTGTCCAAATTCGTCCAGGTCGTTCTTTTAATTTTTTGATAATTAAATCGTAGTTTGGATTATTTGTATATGTATCGCCACCGCTACCGCCTACTGCAATATTATATATCGGTTTTAATTTCGATATCCAAAATATTTCACGTTCATTTAATTCTTGTTTAGATGAACATCGTTCTACAATTTCTTTAACAAAATTTTCTTTACCATATTTTCGTATTGCTTTATTCAAAAGCATCCCGCTACCTAAGTAATTCGGATTATTTTTCGAATCTTGACCTATATAACAATTTCCATTAATCAAATTTGTCGTTTTATAGATAATCATATTAGTCCTTTAATATAAATATCTAACCCATATCCTAAACTACGTAAATATCCATTAAATTTCTTTGCCGGCCGTTGTTATCCAATCCATATCCGTAAACAAATTCATCTCCAATTTCAAATGCGTAATAATCTGGTTGCATGGTAGAACCATAACGTTTCAACAACGTAACTACTTTTACCGACTTTGGCATTCTGCTGTTTACCATGTGCAATGCTTCTATTATAGTAGCACCAGTATCTAAAATATCATCTACAATGTATACGCATTTACCTTTTAAGTCAGCTTCCAACCCTTTAAGAATTTGTACACCGCCCGAATTGTCTTGTCCTTCATATGATTTTAATCGAATGAAATCCATTTCGCAATCAATTGACATCATGCTGGTTAAATCAGCAAAGAATTGATACGCTCCGTTAAGAACACATATCATTACCGGAGGTAACTCCGAATCGTGGTCCGTTGAAATTTGTTGTGCTACATGGGCTACCCGTGCAACAATGTCTTTTTTATCGATGAGTTTTTCCATAACCTGTATATTCCGTATAAGTTTATAACAATTATTACGCCACTCAATACCAAGTGACTGTAATTCTGAATGTATACGTCATACGTAATCCATCCAATATCTCCAACAATCCATGTTAGCATTGCCCACATTGTGTAGCCTTTAGCGTTGGTAATGTAACCTGCCAATACCAACGCCGTGCTTATCCATCCAATAGCTTGAATCATTCTGCTAAATTTATCAATCCAACTTCAGATTCGCGAAGAAGAACGTATTCCGTATCTTCCAATTTAATTCTTTTTTGGTCACCTAAATGTGCCGAATAAATCATTACTGTCATACCTGGTTTGGTTGTCATTGGTATACGATCGCCAGTTTGAGTAAACAATCCATCACCTGTTGCAACTACTTCACAAGTTACATATTCATCCATTCCGGACATTACGATGATTCCACTTTTTGTTTTTGTTTCTTTTTTAATCTCTTTTACGAGAATTTGATCACCCATTGGTTTCCAATTCATAACTTATTCCTTTTATATGTTTAACATTTGTTTTACTGAATTAACTGATATCATAGTACCGGTTTTTCTGTCTGCAATTTCGCCATTACTGACTAATATTACAGTGGGTACGTTGCGTATCCCATATTGTTCTGCCATCGGCCTGTTTTGGTCTACATCAACATATTGTATAGGCAATCCTGCTGCCTGTAATTGTGGTTTAATTGCTTTGCATGGACCGCACCACTCCGCTCCAAAATATATTACTTGTTTCATTTTGTTATTGTGTATTTAATTTGATAATCACCAAATGTAGTTGTTGTTGTCCACATCATACTCCCCTTTTTGTGTCCCAGGCCACGATATGATCTCTGCCTGTCATGTTGTATCCATGTTCGGCACACATTTCAAATACCAACGGATACATTTTAATCAATTCTTCTCGCGTATCACCAGCTGGCATAATGTACGTCTTGTCTTTAGGAATTTCTAAGAATAAACGAGCTTCTTCGATTTCTTGTAAATTTTCTTCCGTACCATCCCATACCGGTTTGTAATGATAATCTGCGTGATATTCAATCATAGCATTCATTGCTGAGTAGTTCAAGCGATGTTTGTTATGTTGCGTAACCATCTTTTCATCCGTAATCGTCCCTTGCGGCGTAGCAACACCCACCCTGGGAACGCTATTACTAAACTTAGGGCTAAGGGAAATAAGCCCAATAGGATAATCAGTCGCAATAAAATGCGACCCTTCAGTCTCAATAGTGATAAGAATATCTCTTTCATGTGCAAAGTGTGTCAATTCGTTTACTAATGTCGGGTGCATCGTTGGACTACCACCCGTTAACATCATTTCTTTAATATGTGGATTCTCATCATAAATATTGATGATATCATTAAATGTAAACGTTCCTTTCTCTGGATGAATACTTGTGTACCAACTATCACACCAACCTCCTTCGCCAAACCAACAACGATGTGTACAGCCTGTAGTTCTAACTGCTATGGT